CACAGATCCATCACTCCTCCATCACGGTGGTTTCGAACTCGTCAGCATCGGGGCCGACTGCCACCACCTTGAAGTCAGGAATCCACATGCCTGCGAGGTTGCCGTTGTACTTGTCGCCGACATCGATACAGTACGACTTCTCGTGGTAGCGCCGGATCGCGCCACGAGTGTGTCCGAACACCTGCACGATACCGTTCCACAGCGGCTCCCGCGCGTCGCGCCACAGAATGCCGCCCTGCCGGGCCATGCCGCCGCGATAGGGACCGATGTCCGTGAAGATCGAAGCGTTCTCATTGACAGGCTCCCCGCTGAACACGGGGTATTCATCACTCGGGTGGTACTTGACGTACGCGGGGTGCAAGCCAGCGTGTGTAAACAACACGCCATGCTCCTTGTGGAACCAGCGCGGTGCGACTTCGAACATTAGGTCATGCAGACGAACGTTGGGCTCCGTGTATCCACGGAACCAGCTCGCGTTCGACACCACCGCCCGGTCGTGGTTACCCCAGAGCACGATGAACTTGTTGTCGCGGGCGAGCGCGTAACACTCGTAGTCCTGCGTGGCATCGCGCCCGAAGTTGCCGAGGTCACCAAGCTGGACGACCGTATCATCCTTCGTGACACCTGCCTTGGCCAGCAGCTTCTCCAGACGGTCAACGTGACCATGCACGTCACCGATTGCAAAGATACGGCTCATCTATGGGGCTCCTTCCAGAGTTCGACCAGCAGGGGGCCAGCCGCGATTGCGTAGTACCAGTCACCACGTCGTTCGATGATACCGAGGCCGAACCATTGGTACCAGATCATCCAGTCACAGCGCCAGCGCTGCTTCACTTGGGCACCTTTCGGTTGTTCCACGCTTTGATCACGTCCTCTTTGCGTCCGAAGAACGATGTGCGCGGACGTACGTCGCAGCGAATGCCTTCGCGGTCCTGACACATGACGTGGTACAATCCCGACCCAGTCTCCACCAGCCACGGCATCATACCACACCACGGACAGGGTAGGAGCTTCATCGCAGGTTTTCGTTTCATAGATACGTCCCACGTACCGCCCGTGCGCGGTTGCGGAGATCTCGGGCTGCAGTTTCCAGCCCTTCCGCACGTTTGTCAAGATACGCAGACAGCCCCATGAGTGCCTCACGCTTAGTCACAAAGAACTCGCGCCCACCACGGGCATCAACGCGGCACTCCCACACCGTATCTCTTTCGGGATCGAAGATCCAGACCAACGTTGCATTGTTCATTCCTTCCCCCAGACACGTCGGTAGTGTAGACCGTCTTCAACTTTGTCGCCGACTTTGAAGTCGCTGCTGTTGGGGTCGTACAGTCCGACGAGAACGTACTTCGGATCAGGCAATGGTTTGAATGTGCTCATCTCCCCCTCATGGGGGCGGCGCGGACGTGTTCCCCGCCCGCCAGCCCGACTAGTCCGTCACGTGTGCCCGCTGGGAACCAGACAAGGCGCGCTTATGAGGCGCGTTTACACGCTCGTAGCCTAGGTCTGTTGCCGCCCCCCGTGAAGTAACCACCACCACAACAGGAACACCACTACGAATGCTACAAAGGGAAGGACCACGAACGCTCCAGTCCCAACATCAACTCGTTCTCCGCAGTCAGTGTGGGAGGAGAGATGGACAGGATGGAGTTCTGCTCGGCGAAGCGAGCACCGCTGATCGCGGCACTGATCGCAGCCTGAATCTCCTCCAGCTTCAACCCACCCTGCTTGACTCGGATGAGGTACGCAGCCTCCTGCTCCGGGCGACGCACATGCATCTCACCCGTGCTCAGGAACTCAGTCAACATGAACAGCAGACGCAGACAGTGGGCTGCGTTCTTCGTGTCGTATCCGTGCTTCGCGAACAGCAGCTTGCGCTTTTCTCCCATGTAGCCCTCGTGCGACGGAGCGAGCATGCGCTTCTGCTGGTTGAGCGCGTAGCCAAGGAACGCCGACGCAGGCTGCTTGGTTCGGAAGATCGCGCGCAACGTGAACGCGTCCCAGAGCGAAGCATTGTACCACAGCGGCTCCTGCCAGAGCAAGCCCAAAACGTTCGGGTTGCCCTTCAGCAGCAGGCGGATCAGCTTGGGCCACGTGTAAACGACCAGATCCCACCGGGTGCCGCCCTCGTCCCACTGGGTCTGGTTCCCCTCCCAGTGCGTGAGCCCGTACGTTCCCCGGGGGGACGGCATGACGATGGCCACGTAGTCCTCATCGTCAAGCCCTGCCTCGGTGGGTGGCACGTACGTGCCGTGGGCGCGCGATCCGGCTTCGAAGACAGCGATCACCCGGTAGTCCTGCGGCAGCTTGGTGTTCAGGTGCCACCGGATCGGCTCGGGGATGTTCATCAGGCTGCGCATGCAGACCTCCTCAAGGCATAGACTCGGCGGCTTCGCAACGCACTTTCGTTGCACAAAGTATGCAAAGCGTTGTCCGCCATGGGTTTGCACGATATGCATGCAAACGATTGCGAAACTCGGAACTTGTTGGGGTTCAACAACTTAGAGCAGAAAAAGCACGGGGTTTGCAATGTAGGGGGTGGGTATAGTAGATACCCACCCCCACTGCACCACCGTGGAATCTCATGCCGGAGAGAGTGTGTCGGAATGGAACGTGGTGGTTCCGTCCGCCGGGGCAGGGGTGGCGCGCACCTCGTGGGGCATGGGAGTCCGGGCGTTGATCGAGACGATGGCCACGAGGCAGGCAAGCATGAAGATCACGATCAGCCAGAAGCCGATGACGTATCTCACAGGTGCAGTCCTTTCACGATGTTGGTGATGAGAAACCATGCGCCCGCGAACATGCAGGCGAGGGTCAGGGCGTAGACCGCTAGCCCCGCCACGGTCACCCCGCCGATGAACACGAGGTAGGCCGTGACGGTGGGCTTGTGGACAGGGATCACGCGGGAAGCAGGTTGCGCGCACGGCGCTTCGCAGCACGGGCATCCTGCGCCGCTTTGATCTGGCGCGCACGCGTCAGGCGCTTGGCGGCAAGCGTGGTCTGGGCGATGCGGGCGAAGATCGGGCGGTTCAGCGCCGAGGCAGCGATGGTGGAGAGCCCTTCGAAGTGCTCGTTGAATGCGATTAGTCCCGGGCCGTCGAGCGTGGCCGCGTACTTCTCACCCTGCTCGATGAACATGGCGTAGAACTTGTCCTTACGCATTGGGAACCACCTCGTAGCTGACGTTGACGAGATTGGTGGGGAAGAAGAAGTCCACCATAGGGGTAACTTCGTTCGTGTATCGATTGGTAGCGACCCAGTCGATGCGAATGCGCCCATCAGACAGCCACTGGAGGTCGCCTTCCGCGATACGATAGCGGTTGTCAGTCGGCTCCGTGGTGTAGATGGCCAGATTGCGGACCTTCATGATTTCCCCTTTCGTTGGGACTGGTAGTGCTTGTTGGCGTCGGGACAGGTGGTGCGACGGTGGCCGGGCTTACCGCAGATGCTGCACGCGCGCTTCCCGGGCAAGCGCACGATGGGTTCGATGACGGTAGCGTCGGCCGGGATGTCGGCTGCACGTGTCGTGCCGGTTCCCTTCTTGCCGTAGGTGATGATCTGCACCTTGGGCTTGCCGTCAGCGTCGCGTTCGTCGGCAGCAGCAAGCGCCAGCTTGTCAGCTTCACCGATGAGCTTGTTGATGACGGTGTTTACACGCGCGTTGTGTGATCGAAGCTCGGCGTGCAGTTCACGCGCAACTTGCAGGAGTTCCGCTCGATCCTCGATTGCTCCCACGTTTCCTCCTAGGCTTGGTTGTGTCCTTCACCCTACTGCATCTCAGCGTGTTGATTGTACCACAGGCGCAGGTGTGAAGCAAGTCCTCATACCAGTGGGCGAACACCCACACGTCGAACTTGTGGATGGTACCGCACGAGGGACAGTTGTACGACTGGGCGAGCTTACGACTGGCCATGGATCACCATGTAGAACACGTTCGGCAGGCTCTTACGCCCGCACGCCTCGCGTACGCCAGACTTGCAGAACATCATGTGATCGTAGACGCACTCGCCAGTGCTGACGTCGAAGACGTCGTAGCACATGAACGACCATTGCTCTCCCAGCATGTGCCGACGCGCGAGCACGAAGCGCAGCGCATGCTTTGTGCGATTGGGCTTGCGCGACGTGACGGTGATGTTTACACAACCGTCTCTGTCACGCACGCAGTTGCGGAACAGGGCGGACTGCTCGTTCAGGCCAGCGCGCCAATACGTCCCATCCCCCGCCATGTACCTACGAAGGGTGTATCCATCCGGTGACAGTTCGACACAGAGCCTCATGTGTTCGTGTCCTCTTCGATGCCCGGGTAGGTGGTGCTCACCCACTGCAGGGCGCGTGGTACTGCGGGGAAGTCTTGCGCGTCAACAGTACGCTCGGTGACCCAGTATTCGGACGGGTCGTAGACTAGCACACGAACGGAGTTGCCGCCAGAGCAGGTTCCGCACGTGAGGTTGAGGATGCGGTACTTGAGCATCAGCGCTCCTTCTCGGGGATGAAGTGATTGAGGTCCACTGTAGGAATGAACCAGCGATTCTTGTACGCGTGACCAATGCCTACGCAACGTTCACCACACAGTCCATCACCGTCGAAGCGAATACGTACGACCGTGCCGGGCAGCTTCTCCCACGTTTCCACTTCCAGCGTGTCCAGTACGCGACGGATGAACTCCATGCCGTAGTTAGTTCCTTGCCGACCGAGGAAGTCGCGCTTGTTCTGGGGGTCCGTCCACATGGGCTGATCGAGCGCGTAACCACCAAAGCCGATACCCCATCCGTCACCATCGACGTGGAGCATGCACGTGAGAATGCCGTGGTCTTCGACGCCAAGCATGGTGCGGCGGACCACACACGGTTTGTCAGTGAACATTAGCAATCCTTCCAAGAGATGCAGAGGTTGAGGTTGCAACCGGGCAGGTAGATGTAGATGTCCATGCACTTGTGGTCACGCATGAAGTTGATGCCGAGGCCAGCCTGCCCGCCCCAGAAGATGGCGATGTCGGTGCCCAGCATGCCCACCTTGCCAGACCACGTCCAGTAGCCGGGGCCGTGGTCGGGGTTGCTCACCTCGTTGCGCTTGATGGTTGGCACATCGTTTACACGGTCGATGCGCCAGCCACGATTGTAGCCAACGTCGCGGTAGTGGTTGATGTAGTCGTAGAGCACGTCCGTCAGTTCGTCCGCGATGGCGAGCTGCTGGAGCACCTGCTCGTCGGTGACGTCGCGTCCTTCCAAGCTCGCATCCACGAGGGAGTGGTACTTGGCAGAGAACATGGCCGGATGCATGCGGTTATTGCGTTCCATTACTCGTCCTCCATGTCAGGTGGTATAAACACTGCGCCGGGGTATGAGTCGGATGCTGCGTAGAGTGCTTCGTCCGCTGCATCGTACGGCTGGAACACGTCCACGAGGTCGCCGCACTCGTTGAGCATGTCTGCTGCCCACCGACCCAGACCATCCCGCCGAAGCGAGATGGTCAGGTCAGCGCCGGGTTCCTCTTCGTTGCCGGGCAGCGGCAGCGCGGGAAGTCCGATGGGCAGGCTCACGCCGGGTCAGACTCGACAGGGGTCGATGCGGGGGTGTTGACCGCGACCGGCTTGCCCGCGAGCACGGCGTTGCGAAGTTCCATGTAACGAAGCACCATGGTAGCATCCCAGTTGCCACCAGTGCCGCCTGTGCTGGACAGGTAGCGAAGGGCATCCGCAGCGGCAGTGAGATGCGTACGGTAGTGGCTCTGTCGTTCAAGCCACGCTGCTGCACGTGCACGCTTCTCGTCACTGAGCTTGTTCCACTCGGTGATCGCGCGTTCGACGCTGTGCTTGACGGGGCCGAAGATGGACACGCCCACCATGTGGCGCAGAGGCGCAGTGAGCGCGGACTTCACATGCACGTCAAGCACTTCGTTATCGGACTGGTCGTCGGGTCCGCGCATGGCGGACATCAGGTCGTAGTGGTACTCGTTGCTCGGGTCGAGAAGCATGTTTACACCTCCTGCGTGGGGGGAATGTAGGACATCACGTCGATGTACAGCAGACGAAGCTCGGCCACCATGACACTCTGCTCGATGGTCAGGCGGTCGGGGTTGTACGGGTCGGACTCGTGATGCGTGAGGTTCTCCAGCGAGCGGATGGCCCCTTCGATGTGGTTCTTGAAATGCCGGTTGCGCGTCATGTAGTCGTTCAACCATCCGCGCTGTTCGGGAGTGAGGCCGTTCCACTCACTACGCGCTGTCTTCACGTCGTGGCACATGCACGGTACGGCAGTGCCCACGCCCGTGATGAAGCGAATGGGTGCAGTGAACAGCGCCTTGGCGGACCATGAACTGGACGATGACGGGTCGGGCGCGTCCGGGCCACGGATGGCCGACATGATCAGGTAGTGGTCGCAGTTGGACAGGTCGAACTTCATCGGGTGCGCTCCTTGAGTGTGGGCATCAGCCACAGGTTGGGGATGGCAGAGAACAGGACGAGCGTGGTCTTCGGGAATCGGTGCAGCAGGTTCAGCGTGAACGACGTGTCGTGTGAGAACATGCGGTGGAGTTCCGACTGGATGCGCTCGGCTGACACGCTGGTGAGCTTCTCAGCGTGGTTCTCCATCGCTGCGCCCAGAGTGTAGTCGAGGTGGAACCCCTTTGTCACGCAGAATCGCATGGCTCGGAGGATGCGCAGCGGGTCTTCGTTTACACGCTCGGACGCGTTGCCCACGGCTCGGAGGATCTGGTGCCGAAGGTCGTACTGGCCCATGTGCGGGTCGATCACTTCGCCGTCGGGAGTGACAGCCATGGCGTTGACGGTGAAGTCGCGCCGGGTCAGGTCGTCCAGCACGGTGCCGATGAAGACCTCGTCCGGGTGACGGGAGTCGGTGTAGAATCCGTCACGACGGCAGAGCACGAAGTCAGCGTCGAGGTGTCCGTCCGGGTGGACAGCGCCGCCGAACGTGCCGCCGAGGTCACGACCGTTTACACGGCAGCGGATGGTTCCGAACTGCGGGCGCTCCTGCCAGATGCGTGCGCCGATGGACGAGAGCCACGAGCGCATGTGGTTGTAGTCGAGCGCTTCGACGGAGAAGTCGTAGTCCTTGATGTAGGACGGGTTAAGGACGTTGAGGCGGTCGCGAACGGCACCGCCCACGAGGTAGAGCTTGACGGGAGTACTCACTACGCCACCATCCGTGCGGTGATGTACCCAGTGCGCCACGCTTTGAGGCACGCGTTGTACATCGGGGACTTGTTGCCGAAGCGCTTCTCCAGCCACAGTGCGTAGGACGTTTCGGCCACCGCCTGCATGTTCATGCCATTGAGTATGAGGGACGACGTCATGCCCTCGTTGAACGAGCGACGCAGTGCGTCGGTACGATCCGCAAGCTGCACCAGTTCGCTGGTGCCCGTGGACATGATCTTCACTTGGTGCCCTCCGGGTAGACGGTCTGGACGTGCTGCGCACCCTTCGGGCCAGCCTTCCAGACCTCGTAGATCTGCACGCAGCGGTCCACGTACTGCTGCATGGCGTCGCGTGCCACCTTGTCGAGCGCGTCAGCGATGCCTTCGTTGTCGGAGTTCTGGCCCATGCTGCCGACCCAGAACGCGACAGCGTCGCGCTCCGTGTCATTCAGGATGGTACCAGCGATGGCGAACGGGTGCATCTTCTGTTCGACGGGCGTCTGCTTGGGCATGTTACTTGACCTCCTGCACGTAGGGTTCATTGCAGTCACCACAGACGATGGACAGTCCATCGGCAGCAGCGCGGACGATCTGGCCACACGACGGGCACTCGTACTTGCGCATGCGCGTGGTCTGCTTCTGCCGCGTAGCGGTAGCGGGGTCCAGTCCACCGCCGGGGAACGGGCCGATGACGTCGAGAATGTTCTTCAGCGTCTCGTCCAGTTCGGGCGATGCCACGGTCGCGGTCATCTTGCCAGTCAGGCCCATGGCCTTGGCACACTTCGCGAACTCCTTGCCGTGCTTGTGGTGACAACCGACCACAGCGTGGACGACTTCGTGGAGGAGCACGTCGAGGATGCGCGTAGGCTTGGGGTCCACGACGAGCAGTGGCGAGAGGAAGATGTGATGCACGCTGTCCGACGCAGTAGTGTCCGACCAGCACTCACCGATGCGCCGGGACTTCGCGCCCAGTGCACTGCGGGATGGCCAGCCGATGCTGACGCGGACTTCGGGCACGACGTAGTCAGCGCGCTTGAACAGGGGCGTGAGCTTCGCGGTGGCCTTCAGAAGCCACGCTTCGCGATTGGGGCTGGTACTTGATGGATGGGTCATTGAGGTGTCCTCCGATGATGAGGTAGAACCACAGGGCGAACACGGCGAGCCACAGTGCGCAGTTGTACAACACGTAGGCGATGCGTTTACACGCTTCCACGGATCGGCTCGATGTCGATTGACTGCGCGTTGGGGTAGCGCTTCACGAGGACGCGCAGTACCTGCCCGGTCGTGTAGGGCGTGTTGATGAAGCGAGGCGGTGTGTAGAGCGCGCCGGAGTTGTACACCATGTAAACGTAGTAGCGGGTCATACGACTTCCCCTTTCACGATCAGACCGTCGTTCTCCATGCCATGGAGCAGGTCGCCCACGTAGCGCGGCTCGCACGCGAGCGCGTTGCCGAAGTACTGCGCTTCGCCGCCGACGTTGTCATTCAACCACTCTTCGGCAGCCTTGGTTACCGGGCGCACGAGCACGATGCTACCATGGTTGGCGATGCGAACGTCAGCGCGGGGCATGTTAGGCTCCTTCGATGTGGGTGATGGCGTAGTCGTAGTGGTTGAGCGCGGTGCAGATGGTCACGGCCTCGTCGTACGTGAACGCGTACGCCATGGGCGTGGGCTCTTTACACTTGTTACAGTGCAGGCGGTCGGTGTCCGTGATGATGTGCGTGCAGCCCGTGCTGCTGCGCACTGCGCGTGCGGCTTCCTCGATTTGGTAGCGGTTCACTGGCACTCCTCTTCGTACTTCGTGATGAGCGGGTCAATCGCTTCCATGACCTTGTCCATGTCCGTGGTGTAGTCGGAGATGACGTCCCAGCCACTGTTGCCGAGAACGATGTATACCCACGAGTAGAGAAGCGCACCCTTGGTGCAGAAGAAAATGTGCGCTTCGTCGCATTCGAATGCGTACTTCATGGCGTCGTCCACAGTGGACACACGCGTCTCGCCTTCACCATTGGTCACGTTGCACAGCATCCAGCCCTGCTTGATTGCTGCTTCGATGAACGCGCGGGTGATTTCGCGCTCGATCTGCATTCGACGTTCGCTGGTCATGTCAGGCAACCTTCGTGATGACACCGTTTTCGCTCACGCTGATGTTCGCGAACTTCGTGCGCTTCGGATGGTCCATGCACACGCAGTACTTGCACGCGACGCCGGGCTTGTACTCCGCGCCGAACAGCGAAGTCTCTTCGCAGTGCATGTCGAACCGCACGGGCTTGCGCAGCCCCTTGGACGCGTCCTGCACGGCCTGCTTCAGTGCAGCCTTGGACTTGAAACCGTGAAAGTGCATCATTTGCTGCCTCCCTTGGTGTAGGTGTCGCAGATGAGGTAATCGGAATGCTTGCACTCGCCTTTGTTGAGCAGCGCACGCTTGACTTCGATACCGTTCATGTCGGCGTCGAAAAAGACCGTGAAACGATAGCGGCCTTTCTCAGTGTACAGTTTCCACGCATTCAGTTTCGGCGTCATGTGTGCCTCGTGGTTTCGGCCCTCACGGGCCATCATCGGCGGTGCCGTGCAGCTACAAGGGTCATCTCGCAATGCTCGACTGCCTAGCTGTTTTCGCGCCTTCCCCTACGGTGTAGACGCTGCACGTTTAGCACCGGACCACAATGCTGGAGAGTGTAAACAGCGCGCTCGCTCACTGACCTATCAGGAGTCTAGCACGTTGCCGTTTACACTGTCCAGCACTTTGAACGCTTGCCGGGCGTTCGTCGCAGGCTTCCACGGGGTTCCGGTATCATGGCCCTAATGCGCTTGCCGCTCGCCACTGTTAGTGTGGGTCGTTGCGTGCTGCGCTGCGTTGGCTACACCGCACCCGATTAGCCTACCCATATTGTACTGCGCTCACGGCCCGACTTCGTGCGCCCCGAGGGGACTACCTTCCGCGTCCGACCTGCGTCAGTTTTCCGAGGTGCCAGCCCCCGCAACGGCGGTGCGCGTGCTGCTGCGCGTGCATCAAGCCTCTGGGGTTCTTCAGCGGGCGGTGTCACCCGCGCTGGTCCTTGCGTCCTGCTGTGTTCGGAGGATAGGTAGAGCAGGTGCCGTGCCAAGGGATGCCGTCGTTGTGCCACATACACTTACGCGTGTCGGCACCCTGTCCAGTAGTGTTTTCTCGTGCGAAACGCCATTGCAGGGGTTGCAGGGTGCGAATGGTCTGGGCGCGCTGTGGTGGCCGTGCGCGGGCGAGTTTCGCGGAGGGATATTGGCATAAGTCTATGTGGGATATGGACTTGACACATGCGCATGGCCTGCCTACCTTGTGAGGGGGTCCGCGCGGCGCACGGGCCATCTACGTGCGTCTGGCGCGAAATGGGCTAACACGCTGCCTCATGCGTGCGGGTGGCCGGGTGGACGCACGGGACGCCGCGCCTGCGCTTGACTCTTGGCACGAAACGTGCTACACTCCGCGCACTGTCTCAGAATGGGACGTTGCAGGATGGAACGCAACACGCCCACGCCCAGCGGTTTACACACACGCGGCCCAGCGCGCTGTGCGTCGTGCAGCCTAGCGTATGGGGGCAGGCTCGTGCGTGCGTGATGGGGGTGCGCATGGGCCGAGGGGGAGGGGGATGACCCCCAATCCGCGCGTTGAGAAGTGAGGCTGACCCCTTTCAAATGCGGAGCGTATTTTTGGCTACTAATAGCCCGAAGAAGCCGTCGGTCAAAGCGATGGCCAAAGCCTTCATCATCGCCAACCCTCTGGCCACCAATGCCCAGATCATCAAGGCCACAGGGTGCAGCCCCTCGATTCCGTCGATGGCGCGCAACGAACTCCGTGCTGCGGGGTTCCACGTACGCGCAGCCTACGACCAAACGACTCCGGGCATCCCCGGCACGCCGGGACAGTTCATGGGCAGTCTGCCGCAGGCCCCGCCCCACGAGGCATCGGCCCCCGAGCCAGAGAAAGTCCCGATGCGCGGGACAGCCGAGATCATGGACCTCCTCGATGAGGAGGCCACGAAGCACGTCGGCGAGATGACGTTGGAGTGGCAGCGCAAGTTCCTCACTCAAGTCTCTCGCGACAAGAACGAGCCGGTGCAGCTACGAATGGCTGCAATGGCCGCATACAACAAGCTGGCCGAATCGACCAGCGAACGTGATGCCCTTGGACCGGGAAAGCCGCTCACCGACAAGGATCGCATCACGCGGCTCTCACTCCTGATGAAGGCGTGTGGTCCAACACTGGTCCTCAAAGCATACGAAGAAGCATTCAACGTTTCAGCGGAGGAACCGGATGAAGAAGCCATGGACTCGGGAGACGATACTGAAGAAGCTGAAGGAGCTACTCCTTCGACCGGACACCCAAGTCCGCTTTCTCCCACTGGAGAAGCTGACGGCACGAGTGGACTGGGACAAGGGGACGCCCCCATCGAACCTACGAATCCAAGTTGACGTGGACAAAGATGGCGCGATCCGCTGCGTCATCCACGAACTGCTCCACGTCCTGCTGCACGAACACTTCGCGTGGGCTGACCCCGCAGTCGAGGAAGTCCTCATCCTCGCATTGGAGTCCGACCTCTACGAGTACGTGAAGAAATCTCCGCGACGCATCACGGGCTGGCGCAAAGCCATCGACGCCCGACATGTGACGGAGGAAGAAACGGAGTAGCGATGATCTTCGACCCGATGCCCACCGTCCACGTCTATCCGCACGACCTACGGAACCGCACGGAGCACGAGACGGACGACGAGCACGAGTGCTGGTGCGAGCCCCGCATCGCCATCGTTCCGCCCGGCCACCAGTTCTCCAAGGAGAACAACACAACGCGCGTCTTCTACCACTCGCAATACGCGCGCAAGAGCGACGCCGAGCTGAACATGCCGACCAAGGAACTGATGATGCAGGGCCGCATCAAGCAAGCTCTCCGAGGCATCGAAGAGCCACCCCCGGGTGGCTGGGACACTGTTGAGCTTGCTGAAGGCGTAAACCGTCTAGTCACCGACGTGCTCACGAACGGATGGAAGGAACCAGAGCCCCCGAAGCCACCTGTGCAATCTACCGCACTAATGAAGTTGGGCGAGCTACAAAGCATCCACGATTTCTTCATGCGCCACGGCTTCAACCCGGACTTCATCATCGATCCGCGCAGTCGGATTGCGGGGCGTCCCGGTGACTTTCACTGCATGGACTGCCACAAGCGCGTTGAAGACTGCAAGTGCGACGAAGACGACGATGACGATGATCTACTCCACGGCCTAACCTAGGAGCATCAATGCCACAGACAGCATCCTGCCCGAACTGCCTCGGTGTGAAGACAAACTGGGAAGCGTACTACTGCGACGCATGCAGCCAAGCGCTACAGGTCGTTGAAGACGCCGCCGAGAACCAGAAGCTGCCGATGTTCGAATACCGCGCGCTCAAGGAGCAGGCACTCGCGGGACGACGTGGTCGAGGCAACATGGACGCGAAGCACCGCCCCGACACTCCCTTCTCTCGCATCGATGACACGGAGTTCCGTGCTCGCATGGGATTGGATAAGTAGTGTGCGCCTCCGCTTCCGTAACGTCGAGCTAATCGTCCGTGGCAACACCTTCATGCTGAAGAAGGTGAAGCCCATGGCCCCGCGCCTACGCCTCCCCGTGCAGAAGTTCGGTGCGCCCTCCAAGTTCGACCGTGAAGATCTGCTGGACCAGATTACAAACATTCGCTGGTCAGACGTCCCCAAGTTCGACGCAGTGGACCTTCACATCGATCCAATCTACCATCCATCGTACCGATACGCTGGAAGCGGGGCCACTGCCATATGCCCTACTCCCGGTCTTACCGCACGTGAGTACATGGAACTGTACTCGCGCCCCGGGCGCGTCATCCACGTTTCCACTCCCACCCTAGAGGTCTTGAATGAGCAAGCGCAAGCCCGACTGGGATCTGACAGCGGAGCGGGAACTGTGGGCAGCGATGTGCAGCCCGGACGGCCTGCTGGACGAGAGCGGTAACCGCTACACGCACGAAGACTCCCTATGGTGGTTCGTGCACATGGCATGGGGCGCGGAGAACTACATGCGCCAGCCGGGTGAAATCCGCTGGCTTGTTCCCCGCGTCCACAAGCCCTATCTTCGCTGGCTTCAGAACCAGATGATGGACTGGAAGCACAGCCGCCGTGCTGGCAAGCTAGATCGCTGGTACGTTGCCATCATCATCCCCCGAGGGTTCGGTAAGACCGTTACGGCCACCAAGTGCGCCCTACTCTGGTCCCACCTCGATGAGCCTGACATGTCCTCGGTCATCGGCTCGGAAGTCCACCCGAAGGCGAAGGAGTTCCTTGCCCCTATCGCCGAGGTAATGTCGGGCCGCAACCCGTTCGCGTGGTTCTGCTGGTTCTACGGACAGTGGTACGACCCTGACCGTGACTGGAACGCAGACCGCGTCGTCCATGCCTACCGCAACAACCTCGGTCTGACGGAGCCGTCCATCGGCACCGCCGGTACCGAAAAGGGCGTGACGGGTTACCACCCCAAGCAGTACTGGGAAGACGACCCCCTGTCGGCCAACAAGCTCCGCGAAGGCGGAAACTGGCTCGACATGGTGAAGGACGCGCATGACGCCGTCCACCCCGCGCTCCAGACCAACGGATGGTTCGCCATGGTCCTGACACGCTACCTCGATGAGGACGTGGCAGGTACCGCACTTTCCGTAGACGGCATCAAGTCGTGGGACGGAATGCCCCCCGATGACGCCCGCCTAGCCGAGAAGATCGGCAAGGGCGCGTGGCGCGTCTGGTTCATGCAGGCCCGTGACGAGAACGGCGAGCCGACCCTGCCCGAGGTAACGTCCAAGGAGTTCCTCGATGACTACGAGCGTCGCAAGCCCGCCGACTTCGCGGCACAGTACATGAATGCGCCCGGAACTGGAGAGCACATGCCCCTCGACAAGTCGCAGATCCCTTCCATCTTCGTGAAGCGCTCCGCGCTCCGCGATCTTCCCATCGAGTACGCGACGATCCATCTGGATACCGCGTTCAAGTCGAAGGAGAAGCAGGAGAAGGGCGACTACAATGTCATCTCGGTCATGCTCCACGACATGCGCAACAACGGGCTGGTCTACTTCGACTACGCCCTATTCGACAAGAAGTGGCGCGTCGAGCAGTTCAACGACAAGCTGATCGAGGTCGTCCGCAACCTAACCTCTCGCCGTATCCGCATTCGCGCCATCATTGACGAAGTGGAGCCGGGTGGAAAGCGTGGTTCGTGGAAGCTCCTCATGCAGAAGACCATCGAAGGTGCTGGCCTGCGTTGCCCAGAGATCATCCAGCTACCGCGCCAAGGCACCAAGAAGGTCGAGCGCATCAAAGCCGCCGCCGGATTCTGGGTGGAGGGCTGGATGCGCCTTGTCTGCGACTACGACGAGAAGGTGGCCCTACATCCCCAGTGGAAGCAGTGGCACACCGAACGCACCCCGGGCCTAGACATGCTGATCGAGCAGATGCTCAAGATCGGCGTCTCGGCGCACGATGACATGGCCGACGCTTGCGCCGACGTGTTCATCGACCAAGTCTGGCGTCGTCCACAACTCGGCATGGGCATGAACGCCACCGAGGAAGGGGACATCCCAGTCCAGCCCGGCGACAGCGACCTGAAGAACTTCGGCAAGGCGATCTCCAACGAGCAGGCCGCGATGATGGCCAAGACTTGGGAAGAGATGCATGGCGAAGAAGACTTCGACTTCCTACCTGAACGTTACTAGGAGCCATCATGGCAGAACCCAAGGGTAAGTACACCATCTGGATCGAGTCCGCATCGTCGGGCACGAACTCGTGGCAAGCCACCAAGTACGAATGGGCCGACATGAAGGCCACCACCTACTTCCACTTCACCACGCCTGACGGGCGCGAAGTGTGGATGAACGACTTCACGATCCGCAACGTGGTCGTTCAGGAGAACTAATGGCCATTCCATCCGCAGCAGATTCGGTCCTATCGGACATGAACTCCCTGCTGGCCCTGATCATCGCAGAGCGCGACCGCCTCAGCACCCTGACGAAGAAGACGCTCCCCGGTGGTGTTTCCATCTGGAACGTAGTCTCGTCGGATGTGCGCGTGTCGGTCATCAACGACGCGACCGCGAACCTTGCCAGCGCGCAGAACTTCCTCGACAACATCACGGTTGGGATCGGAGCGATCTAATGAAGTTGACGTTGGAGACGGACGCGGGCCAGACCATCGTGTGGCAGGACGTCACCGACCTCTTCGTAGCGATGCGCCAGAACACGCTCATGGCAGTTGACGGCGTGCTGGTCCCAACACAGCACACCCTATCGCGTTCTTGGGGGGCTTCCCCCCGAGAACTGGCCAAGGAAGTAGCGCAGGCGTCCATCGAACTGCAGTACTTCCTACGGGAGCAACGCAATGGCGGTACCAGCTAACATCGCAGTTGCGTGGCCATCCACTGCAGCGAGCATCCCCGCTGGGTGGGTGCGGGAGACATCGCTTGACGGCATGTACGTCGTCGGCGCGACAGCCGGAGCAAACGCAGATCTGTCCACCCCCCGAGGCAGCGCTTCGCACATCCACACCTCGCCCGCGCACGTATCGGTACAGGACGCTCACTTCCACACAGGAAGCTCGGGCAACCCCACAAGTGGTAGAATCAAGAGCATTGGCGGCGCGCCCCTAGCTACAGTGTCGGTGTCGCTGCACCAGCACACGTTCACTACGGCATCTGCTGTTGCGGTGAATGACAGCCTATCAATCGATGTGGACCCCACAACGAATGATCTGGCGTATACGGGCGTGATCTGGATCAAGAGCCTCGGTAGCGCCGCTGGTTTCCCAGCAGGCTCCATCGTGTTCTGGTCCATTGACGCGCTTCCAGCAGGCTGGAGTCGCACGGCTGGCGGGTGGTACCTCAAAGGTGCCGCTGCTGCTGGTGACGGTGGTGGCACGGGCGGTGCGAATACGCACACGCATACGTCGCCCGCGCACACGCATACGCAGCAGACGCACAACCACGGTACGCTGACGTCGGACCTAGAAAGCATATCGGGTTCCGCGAATAACACGTCGAACATCACGACGGTCGGCGACCACACGCACAACGTAACGTTGAGCGACGTGGCGGGCACAAATCAGCCTGTGGTGACAACTCTAAGCACGAACAACCACGAACCACCGTACACCATCCTCAACGCCATCACATCCGCAGCGCTTGATTACCCCCTCGGGGCGATTGCGCTGTGGCTAGGTGCGAACGGCAGCATCCCTACTGGATGGTCGCGCTACACGGCATTGGACGGACGTTGGCTAAAGACAGCCACGGTAGACGGGCAGGTCGGTACTACCGGCGGATCGAGCACGCACACGCACACGGCATCCAGTTGCTTGCCGGTGCAGGACGTGCACGACCACGACGCTCTGACTGACGCTGGTCCTTCAGCCACTGTCGCGCGCAAGACTGGTACGACGGTCAACGTGCCAAACAGCACGCACACGCACTCGTGGGCGACTGACGGAACTACGGTTCCTACGAACCAAGCTGCTGCTGTCACCATCGATCCATCCGCAGCGGAGGATGCGTACCCACCGTATCGTACCGCGATCTTTGTGCGGCTAGACAACGCTTCAGGAATCAAGATCACTGGAACAACAACGTACGTCTACGGTGTGTTGCCACGAAACGCTAACCGCGAAGATCTTCCAAACGAGGATCTGCTTCGCGCAGCCTACCGGACACGACGACGTGGCGAAGGATAGAAAGGCGGGGACCATGGAGTGCCCACACTACGTGGCCTTCGACTTGGAAACACGCTGTATGGCAGACGAGGTGGGAGGTTGGGATAACCTCCGCAAGGGGAAGGGCGGTGTCTCGGTAATCGCACTCTGGGATTCTCGCGACCAGCAGATACACTTCTACGATGACCATTCTGATGGCGACATCGTTGCGCACCACATTCCTGTGGGCACGCTCAAAGAGTGTATCGCCCACCTTGAATCTGCCAACATCGTAGTCGGTTACAACAGCAAGGGATTTGACGTCCCCGTGCTAGAAGGATTGATCGGACGCCGACTCGCGCTTCGCGAGCACGTCGATCTCCTCGACCTCATTTGGGCTTCCGCGCGTATCCACGTTGGCGGTCGCCTTCGCGGTAACAAACTCGGGCACGTCGCCAAGCGTACGATTGGCCGGGACAAGATCGAAGATGGTGCAATGGCTCCCCAGCTTGCCCGCGAGGGCGAGTGGGACCGGCTATTCGCATACTGCGCCGACGACACAGACATCACCCGCGAACTCTTTGAGTACGTGATCCGTACTGGCGGGGTGATCGATGTGAACGGACACCATCTTCCCCTCACTCTCCCTAGCTGGGTACGTTCCAAGGAGCAGGAATGACTGGGTACACAATCACACGTGCACAAGGCGCACTAGCACAGCGCGAGCAGTACGTGAAGCTGGTTGTGGATCGCATGAAGTACTCCGAATCGTACTTCCTTGGCATCCGCAATCGCCTCCCACGCCTTTACGACCTATGGCGTGGTATCTTCACTGGCAAGTTCCATCCGCACAAGAACAACGTGCACATCCCGTTGATCTACAGTGCGATCTGGGCAGACGCTGCGCGTAAGGCCGCTACCTCGCTGAACGCGTACCCCATCCTGAACTTCATCGGCTATGGTCCCGACGACCAGTCCATCGCCCAGAAGCAGGAAGCGCTGATCAACGCCCAGATGAAGGACGCTGACGCGTTCTTCAAGGAAGTAATGAACTTCGTCTCCGCCGATCTCTACGGCACCTCGATCTCGCAGGTGATGTGGGACCACAAGGAGGAGATGCAGATCATCCCCGACGTGACTACGCTTCCTCTTTCGGGACAGCGTGTCAAGACCCTGATGCGCAAGAAGATCGTGACGTTCGACGGACCCAACTGGGAGAACGTTGACCGTCTGGACTTCTTCCCACAGCCCGGCGTCAAGCGTCTGAAGGACATGCGCTGGGTCATTCGCCGTTACTTCCTCGACCTCGATGAGGTTCGATTCCTCGTTTCGCAGGGGATGTTCGACGCGGGTGAACTCGCGCGTCTTGAGCAGGAAGGAGGCGTCAACGGCCCAATCACTTTGGACGAAGCACTCGTTCGGCGCTTCCAAATCCGTACTGGTATGTCGGACGAAGAGGCGCGTTGGATGGACAAGTACTCGCGTCCTGTCGAACTCTTGGAGTTCTGGGGCTCGATCCCGTCGGAGCTTTGCCCCGATGGAGCGATGAAGCGCGTCATCACAGTGGCCAACCGCCGCTACCTGATGCGCAACAAGCCGCTTCCGTTCTTCCACCACTCGTTGCCGTTCATGGCGTTCTCGCCTACTCCCGATCCTCACTACTTCGACGCTCCCGGCAAGGCCGAGATCGCGGAGAAGCTGCAGATCGTGGCGAACCGCTACGTCAACCAGACGCTCGACGCTGCCGACCTTTGCATCGACCCGATGTGGGGCTACGACCGCAACAAGGGCATCAACACACGTGGTCTGTACGCGCGCCCCGGACGCTTCATCGGTTCGGACGGTGACCCAAGCACTGCCATCGTGCCGCTACATTCGAACCTAGAGGGTATCGCCCTTGGTGGCCAGAAGACTGCGGAGATGCGCCAGTACATCCAGATGGGCACGGGTATCGTTGACGATGCCGTGCAAGGTCTGGAGGGTTCGGATCGTCAGACCGCTCGTGAGTTCGTGGGACGTCGCGAGGCAGCGGGCACACGCCTGATGCTAGAGTCGCGTCTCTACGAAGAGATGTATCTTGAGCCACTGGGCAACATGATGATGGCGCTGAACCGCCAGTTCCTAAGCGGTCCCGCCGAGATCATGATCCTTGGTGACAACGCTCTCAAGGATGAAGTGACGGGACTACCGATCCCATCCACGCGTGCTCAGATCGATGACTACGAGATCATGCCTCAGTACTACGCTCGCGCCATGGGTGCGACGTCGTCGCTTTCGCGTGGTGTTCGTCAGCAGAACCTAGGGCAGCTACTGCAGTACATCAGCGCCAACCCGCAGATGGCCGGAGCGGTCAACATGACCAACTTCCTACGCCAGATGTTCCGCGAGTTCGAACTTCCGAACATCAACGAACTGATGAACCAGCAGCCCGGCCTACAGCAGATCCTATCGCAGGCAACAGG